GGTTGGGACAAAGATTATTTCTCTTGTATGGGAAGGAGTCAAGGCATGGTTCAAATGGATGTTTCCAATTGGTCTTGTAATTAAAGGCATTAAAACGATTTATGGGCTTATGAAAAAGACAATTTCTTCTATATGGGAAGGAGCCAAGTTCTTATTCAAATTTACTCCGATTGGGCTTGCAATTCGAGGCATCAAGTTAATAGGGACGACTATTAGGGGGGTATTTTCCAGCGCGGGGAATATAGTAAGAGGATTTTTCTCGGGGGCAAGCGGATGGTTTACAGGGATTGGGAATAGATTTAAGTCGGTGGTCAAAGGATGGATAAAGGGTTTTGATCATTTCCTTGCATCTATCGTTAATGGTATAAAAAACATTGGCAGTAAAATTATTGATGGGATTACTGCTCCATTTAAAAAAGCATTTGGATTACTCGAAAAGATACCACTTATTGGTAGAATGTTCGGAAGTAAAACACCTAAAGTAGAAAAAGTACCAGTTCTTACACCAGAAAAAACGAAGCAGGATACTAGTACACCCGATGTTAAAGCTGCTCTTGATAAGATGAAGAAAGAAGCAGATATAACTTCCACTGCTCGATACAATGCACTTGCGAAGGATTACCAAGAACGTGGGCTACAAAGCACTGGGGTAAAAACTAAGCCTATTGTATCGGAGCAGCTTCCAGAAAATAAAATTCTGCAAAAAACTCAAGAATCCCCCGACCCAACGATTGAGTCGAATAATAGAATTATTGCTTTACTTGAAAAAATAGCTGGGAAGGATACAACCATTAATATGGATGGAAATAGAGTTTCGACCTATATGGCACGGGGGATTGAGTTTCATGGTGGATGGGGAAGTAATAAAGTATAGAGAATATTTTATTTCAATATTTATAGTGTATGGCACAAGCGCAATTCGAACCAACGTGGGCGTTTATCAAACGTCCAGCGGGATACCCCACGGGACCAGCCGTAGGTAAGCTAGCCCTGATTTTGCAGTCTAAGGGCAATGACAAGTCCCTGTACCATCGCTTCTCGCCATATTCCAACTATCATCAGGGTCTCATTGATTGGGGAGACGAGCCGTATTACTACATCTATCCCGACCAAGCTAAGAATTTTCCAAACTCGTTGAAGAAGTATGACTCGCACATACTTGCTCCCGGCTCTGGTATTATTGACGTACAACGAACTACCAAGTTCCTTGTCTCTGGGCGTGGAGTTACTTTCCTTGCTACACAGTTCCGCCTTCAAACGGCATCGCCATACAACGAACGACGCATCTATAATCCTACCTCCCCGATTGTTGCTGCTGGATTGACTTTGACACTTGGAACCGCAAGGCCAGATAGGGCATTCGACACGTCGGCGGGTCTGGCAGGTATTGCCTCTACATTGCTTGGTGGATTGGGCGGTGCTATTTTTGGTGCTCCGAAGACAAACCCCGTGGCGGGCACTACTTTGGTAAACAATACCGAGGCTCTTCCAACGGCAACATCAACTATTGGCACTAAGGGACTTCTTCGTGCGGGTGATGCTCTCAGAGCAAAGAGTCACTTGGAAATTGCATGGAATGGCGGTGGTGGAGCCAAAAAGGGATTCTCACTTAAAGGTCTTCTTACTGGCTTATTCCAAAACTTCATTCCACAGACGCAGGATGGAATTCAATATCGAAGTGATGAGACAGCATATGGATTGATGATTGGATCGGGGACAGCCTACTTTAAATATAATGATCGTCGTGGTGGAGTATTTGGGTTTCATCAGTTGTTCATTGGAGGTGGAAGTATTATCCGTCCAGATGGTAATTATTCTCCCGAGGCGGCTCGTATTTTTATAAATTTTGACGGAACGCCAAATCCAATTAAGGCAACTCAACTTGGGTCTCAGCCATCAATTCCAACAGTAGGTAATATAGGATATTCGGTTGACGAAAGTACAGATACTAATTCGCCGGGATATAAGTATGGTGATTCGATGGGTGCAAAGAAGAATGCTGATTTTGGAGCATCTGATGTGATGATTCAATATGGACAGTATGTGCAAAAAGGGAATAACTATCCTACCAAAGACCCCGAGGCACAGAGAGCCGATGATACTAAGACTAAGTTGACCGCAGTGCTAGACAAAATCAAAGCGGCAAGCGAAAAGACGTATTTAATTGACCCCGATCAAGGTTCGGTTCTATTACAACAAGACTCGGTTCAATATAACTATGACCGATTGTTTAAGACGAAAAACAAAGGTCAAGGTCCAAATAATATTGCCCTTGGGTCATTGGCTGCATATCGTTATAAGGGTATTATGATGGTAAGCAACGAACTCGTCAATAATGTTCAGCGTTCTCACAAATTTCCAACGGCGGGGCAATTTGACGCCATTAATACTTTGGATGTTTTACCAGAACCGAGAAGTACGATGAATTCGCCATTGGCGGGACGATGGCCAGTGTGGGAACCATACCAAGATGATTTGATCGCATTGTATTTCTATGATGTAGTTAATACGAAATATATACCATTCCGAGCAGCCGTCACAGGAATCTCGGAGGCAGGAAATGCTTCATGGGAAGAAATGCCATTTATTGGCCGTGCAGATAAAGTATATTCATACGGCGGATTTACTAGAAATCTTAGTTTTAATTTGAAAATTGTCATTAGCAGCATTGCCGAACTTGCACCAACATGGCAACGTATTAATTATATCATGACCTCCTATAAGCCATCTAATTATACAAAGGCAGCGGGTTATGTAGCAAGTGGCAATAATGCATATGATAGATTCATGGTGCCTCCAATGTTTATGCTTACATTAGGCGATCTTTATAAAGATCAACCGATACTTATTCAATCCGTTACGTTGACTGTGCCTGATGATGCAGCGTGGGAAACCTACAACGAAGAGAATGTTGGTGCGGGAAATTGGGGATATATGGCAAATCTAATTTCAGCCCCGAAGGCCAAGTTTGGTCAAGTTCCCCGAGAGATTGAACTCGGGTTCACGACGATACTTCTTGAGAAAGAACGTGCTGTTGTTGGCGGTGCAAACTTTGGTCATGCTCCAAGGACCGAAGAATTTATGGAGTGGAATACTGATACTGTTCCTAATGGAAAAGATCCGAATGATTGGCATAAGAATTATGTGGTAAATGTAATATCATAATATGATTCGATACGAAGACATACCAGTGAAAACCCGATGGGACGGAAAACGAGTCTATAAGACGGTTACTTATCCTCTTATTGTTCCACAGGATAGTGATATTCAAGTAGTATCAAACTCCGAAGATTATCTTGATTCCTTAGCCCTCAAATACTACCAAGACCCATCTCTTTTCTGGATTATTGCTTTGGCCAATAATTTGGGAAAAGGTCGTCTGAGCATTCCACCTGGGCTAACACTACGTATTCCTATTGATGTGGGTAGTATTCTTATTAATTATAATCAACTGAATTCACAATAACTTGACTTTTTTGTTGTTGAATGATAAAATATAATTATAATGAACCCCGATAAAGAAAAATTGTGGAAAAAGAATTGCCCCAAATGTGGCGGAGAACAGGTTTATAAATCAGTAAAAAGTTATTTATATTGTATCAGAAAAAATACAAGATGCCGAAAGTGTGGAGGAATAGAAGGCGCTAAATATGCTGATAAATCCTTTTTTCAATTGCCAGAATATAAAGATAGAATGAGTTGTGTTTTAAAAGAAAAACGAACAACCGAAAGTTATGGTGAATCTTTCAAACAAAAATGTCGGGAAAATAAGCTGAAACAGATATATTTTCAAAGTACTCAACGAACATTCAGTCCTATCGCTTGCAATTTCATAGATCAATTTAATTTAAGATTCGGAACAAAGTTACAACACGGAATGAATGGTGGCGAGGTTCAATTTATTGGATATTCGCTTGATGGATATGATAAAGAAAAAAATATAATATTTGAGTATGATGAACCGAAACATCATTCCTTGTCTATGGTTCAAACAGATAAGAAGAGAGAAAAACGTTTGATAGAATTTCTTAATCCTCGGGCGTTTTGGAGATATGACGAAAAGTATAATAAACTCATCGATGTAATTACTAATACGGAGGTCATATGGCAAACGCAATGAGCGAGGCAAATCCTAGTGGCGGAGACCCAGCGGTCGTGGTCCCCTGGGAATCTTGTCTTATCCCCGCCGCTTTAATTTCCGAATTATCTCGTCGCAAGAAGAATCGCAGTTTTCGGTATGTTGAAAATACTGATCTTGCGAATTGGGACAAATATAGGGGACCGATGTCTCCGTGGGTACGCCTTTGTTCTAATAGCATGGGTCGTCAGTTTAAGGCAGATGGTTCAAAAGTTGATAGGGTTAAGCCTGGGTTTGTATTTTATGGTGGTAAGGGGTTTTATTCTGATTATGGATTTAATAAAGCATCTGGAAACCCTTCTATTATTGGGTATGTTCCGAGTGCGGGGCATGATCCGCATACTATTGATAATGATTTGAACGCAGATTATCCCATTCATGTTCCCGCCCCCGAAATTGAACGTATTCAGGTTACAATCCAGAAGGAACACTATCGCCGCGCATCGGTCGAATGGGTTTGTTTCTCCAGGAAACAACTCGAATATATGACTCCTTATTTCCTTATTCCTGGAATTACATGTATTATGGAGTGGGGATGGAATCTTTATAATCCTGTATCGCTAGTTGATTTGACCAATGTAGGTCAACTTGAAAGTTATTTTAATAATCCATATCCTCTTTATACAAACCACATTCTCAGATCAAAAGGGAATTACGATGTCATTTTTGGTATTGTTACAAATTTCGAATGGACGGTAGATGGAAATAAATTTCGATGTAAGACAGAAATAACATCGAAGGACCGTATTTATGCTGGATTAATTGTAGATTCTGCTGCATCAGATAAGTCTTCTACAGATGAAGACTCTGACACTACCAATAAGCAATTCAATAGTCTCATTCAATTTGTTGATAAATCTCTTGACCAATTTAGAAATGTAATAACGACACCTCCCGATGACATACCGCAGTTAAAAGATTTCGTCAAATATGTTCGTGCTACGCACAAGCCAAAGGGTAATGATAATGAATATCTTTACGGTGTATTTTATGGACGTGATCCAAAAGATAATCAGAACAAATTCCAGAATAAGCCAAATACTTCGGAAGATTTTGATTACAAAACTAAGAATGCAGAGTTATGGTTAAACTTGGGACTTGTTATTGATGCCATTAATTTTCATGCGTGTCCGCTTAAGGGAACTAAGGGCAAAGAAATGCTTCGGGTGGATATTGATGATGTTGTTGTTGGGGCACATCCCAATATGATTTCAAGTGATGGTTCCATTTGTTTTATTCCGAACAGTAAATCGCCGCATTATCACTTTGGAATATACGGTCCGGGTAAGACCAAGGCTAACAATTATACCGCAGGAGACTTTTTCGCAAAGTTGCAACCTGCGGATTCTCAAGTTGGTGTTCCAGCTACAGTAGGTGAGGCGCGGGATGCTAATAAACTTCCGGATTTTCGACTTCAGGATGTTTGCGGTCAACTCAAAGTAGCATATCGGGATGATATTGACCAGATTATCAACGCAATACGATATGAAAAGGGGATTGCATCGGGAACTTGTGCTTTTCCATTCAAAGTTCCTCACCCGACACTTCGAAACAATGATTATCCTGCTGATTATTCGGGGTATCTTCGTCATATTTATGTTAGCTTGTCATTTCTGAAAGGATTGCTTGATAATAGTTCGGATATTACCACCTATTATAAACTTGTTGAGAAAGTTCTTGACGGAGTAAATGGAGCATGTGGTGGATTCTGGGATTTACGACTTATCAGTGGCCTCGGGGATGTGACGGTGCCGCCAGATGAGCCAGCTCCAATGAAAATTGTGGATTATAAGTTTATGTCGTTTTCAAACCGTGGAACAGTATGGTCATTTGACTATTTTGATGCGGATAGTTTGCTTCTCGGAATTGGATTTAAACCTACGTTGAGTAATGCACAGGCTATTCGGACGATTTATGCTCCCATGAACAATCCCGATAATAAGACGGTCATTACGAATGGTAATAACGAATTGCTTGACTACCAGTTCCGAGATAGATTACATTTGGGAGAGAATGTTGGGAATGCCCCGACGCCAAAAGCAGATACAAGTGGGTTTGAAGACACGATGCGTGAATTGCAGCAAATTGCCCCGTGTGACGGTTCATATCAGATAACTACGGACAAGAATGTTCGCCGTCTTGCAATACCAGCGACAGATATTCAACAACTTTTACTTGATGATAGTGACGAAGAGAATAATCCTAAATATACGGGTATTATGCCTGGTATTCAGGCAACATTCACTATTCAAGGGATTGGCGGATTGCGTACCTTTATGATGTTTTTGTGTCGTAATCTTCCAGAGCCATATTCCGAAAGGAATATAGTTTTTCGTATTATAGATGTTCAGGAAACCATAGAATCGGGTAAATGGATTACTCAAATCACGGCAGGTATAATTCCTCTCCGAAAAAACATTAAGGCTCGTCTTGGAATTAAAACCTAACTCCTTGACTTATAACTGGGTATCTGTTATTATGCTTAGTCGATGATAGAGACTACCGCAGACCTTACACGGTTTCAACTGGAAAACCATCAAGGCGATTGGATTGTACATGCAATCCCCGAGTTTTCCGACCGTCACCCCGCAGCTTATCCGTGGCCATGTATTCTTTTTATTCGCAATACTTTGACGGGAAAGACTTATTATTATTCGTTTAGTCATCCCGACTCTGGTCCCAAGATTGACGATCTCGTATTTTGTGAGATTCTACGTTCTATGCCTAATCGCAAGTGGGCACTGGATAAAAAGATGTTTGATCAATTAATAAGCACATCAAATGTTTGTGATGCCAATTTGTTGTCGTGGATGCAAAAGAATGAAATTTTTGAAGTTTCAGAATACGAGACCACTGCTCATTACCTTATTCGTAAAAATGCAAATGGAAATGCCAGATTGAATTTGGTCATTCCTTTACTTAAGCATAAAGAAGCATTCGAAGACCTTGCAGATGACTTGACCAACCTTATCGAAGGATACGAACCCGATTTGGCATTCGTTCGTTTTAATGATCTTATTATAGGAACTCTTGGGAAGTTGGAGAAACATGGGATTTTTGTTGATCGAGATTTATTCTTACGCAATTTTGGTAAACATCACGAAGAAGATATAGATAAAAATAATCTGATATATACACAATATCATCCGTATCATTTGTCGGGAAGACCATCCAATACTTTCGGCGGGATAAATTATTCGGCATTAAAAAAGAAGGATGGGACTCGATCATTTATTAAGAGTAGATATAAAGATGGAAAATTGGTATTGATTGATTATAAATCGTATCATCCTCACTTGTTGTCTAGTCTTATAGA